TCTCTCGGATCCCGCGCGGATCAAGCCGATCAAGGGTGCCAGCAACGAGCTGGCGGGTTGGCCGATCAACAAAAGCGAGCAGAAGCAGCACGGGCTTGTGCTGTGGATCGTCGACACCTTCCACCTGAAGAACCTGCTCTCGCGACTGGTGAATGATACAGACACCACCCGCTGGCAGGTCGACGCCGCCGCGGATGACAACTATTGCACGCAAATGGCCAGCGAACACCTGGTCATTAACCCACAGACTAAGAAGCAGGAGTGGAAGCCAAAGAGCTCCGGCGCCCCGAATCACTATTGGGACTGCGAGGTCTATCAGTGTGCAGCCGCGATCGATTGTTCGCTGGGCGGAGACGAACCGGACGTAGATCCGGACCAGGCGTCTCCTGGCCAAGCATCCGAAGAAGGCGAGAGCAGATCGCAGTGGGCCCTGCGCCCATGGACCTGATCAATGAGTATCAACGTTGCACAACTTCCGACCTACAGCGACAGCGACCTGCTCACCATCTACCGGTGGGCGCTCGCCAACGGCGCCGCCGGCACGACCCGGAACATCGGCGGCAACATGATCAGCTTCCCGCCTACTGACAAGGTGATCTCAACCATCGCGTGGCTTGAGCAACGCATCCAGGATGACGCGAACCAGATCAGCGGGCAATCCGGCAACGTAAGCGTCGTTGTCTTCGACGATCCAACCTGACTTAAAGCGTGAGTAACATTACACAGAAACAGCCGTTCCTCGAACGGATGATCGGCACCTTTTCGCCCGGCTGGGCGGCACGGCGCGAGTATGACCGCGCGGTGCTGGGCGCTATCGAGCAGCTCTCCGACAGGCCCGCACCCGACACGCGAAGCTTCCCCAGGGACTATCGCCGCGGATCCAAGAGCGGCCAAGCGTTGCCATCGGGCGAGGCCAGCCTGATGTATTCCGGCTCATACCAGGGGCGGCTGGACAACCAGTGGCCGATGTCCCGGGCCTACAAGGGCGTGAACGCGCCGCTGAACCGGTGGCGACTGACAAGGCTGCGGGATCGGTCCCGCCAGCTCGACCGCGAATATGCACTTGCCACCGGCATGCTCGATCGAGCGACCGAGAACGTGATCGGGCACGGGATGCGCAATGATCCCACCACCGGGGATCCTGAGACCGACGAGCGGCTCCGCGAACTCTGGCCGGCGTGGTGGGACACCGCGGACCTCACCGGAATGTTCGGCGGGGTGGAACTCGAGCGGCTCGCGCACCGGTCATTCCTGCGAGATGGCGACATCGGTTTCGCGCTGGTCGATCGAGGATGGAACAAAGCTTTCGTGCAGCCGATCGAAGGCGACCTGATCGACACGATGGAGGGCGGATACGACCTTGCCAAGCGGATCGTGGACGGGATCCAGCTCAACGAGGACATGCGGCCGATCGCCTACTACGTGCTCGGCCTTGCGATCACCGGTGTGCAGATGGAGTCCGTGCCGGTACCGGCGAAGAACTTCGTCTTCTACGCACGCAGGAAAAGCTTCACGCAACTCCGCGGCGAACCATGCTTCGCCCAAGTTGAGCGGCTGTTTGACCAGATCGACGGATATGTTGAGGCGTCCGTCGTCGCGGCGCGCATCGCAGCGTGCCAGGGGCTGATCGTCAAGAAGTTGGACGGCGGCAAGATCGTCGGCAACCTGGCGACGCAGCTCAATTCGAAGAACAACCCGCAGAAGGTTGAGGGCATGGAGCCGGGTATGATCCGGTACCTCAACCCCGGCGAGTCGATCGAGCAGCTGAAGCCGAATCAGCCGACGCAATCCTTCCCCGATTTTGTTTCTTCACTGATCCGGTTCACCGGCATCACAATGGGTCTGCCGCTGGAGCTGGTCTTCCTGGATTTCAGTCGCACGACCTACTCCTCCGCGCGGGCATCGCTCCTCCAGAGTTATGCGTCGTTCCGCGCCGCTCAGCAGCTGTTCATTAATCAGGTGATGGCTCCCATCTACCGGTGGCGTGTCGAGAAGTGGGTCCGCGATGGCGTACTCAAGATCCCAAATAAGCTCAACGCAGACCCACGCAGCGGGCTGCCGGCAAAATACCTTTCTCACCAGTGGATCGCTCCCGGCTGGGCATGGATTGATCCCGTCAAGGAAATTCAGGCGGCGATGATGGAGGTCGACGCCGGCTTCAACTCCGAAGAGTCGATCTGCCTGCAGCACGGCCGCACGATCGCCGAAGTCTTCGCATCCAAGAAGCGCGCGAAGGACCTGGCCAAGAAACTGCAGATCGACCTCGCTCGCAGCGGGCTGACCCGTGACCAGAACTTCACGCCATCGGCGCAGGTTGTGGCCCAGGGCTTTGCCCAGGCAAACGCTCCTGATGAGAAACCGATCCCATCGTCGTCACCCGACAGCCCACAGCCTCCCGAAGACGGCCCCTCGGACGCTCCCGAGACCGACGAGTAAACAATCATGAGCAAGCCACGCAAGAACATTGCCCAATTGTCACCGACCGGATGCACGCGACCGGAGTCTCTCTTCGGTCCATGGTTCATCGAGCCCACGCGGTTCGCCGAGATCGTCCGCGTCTGCAAGAACGTCGACCTGGTCGCACTGGCGAATAGCCGCATCGGGCGGGCGGACGGAGCGCCGGGAATCGGATTGCCCACGCTCAGCCCGGAGACGCCAGGCAAGAAACGCAGAGCAGAAGCCGACGACTCGGACGATGGCGAAGATGATGTCGCCTGCGATCAGCAGAGTGATTATCCGCTGGTTGACGGCATCGCCATGATTTCGATCACGGGGCCGATGACGAAGTACCCGACGTCATTTCAGAGCTTTGTCGGCGGATGCTCAACACTCAACGTGCGGAGACAGCTCCGCATGGCCGCCAACGATCCGGAGGTCAACGCTGTGATGCTGCTCATCGACAGCCCCGGGGGCACCGTCTCTGGAACCTCCGATCTCGGCGCTGACATTCGATCGGTCGACGCAATTAAGCCGTGCTACGCCTATTGCCAGGACATGACCGGATCGGCCGCCTACTGGGCTGCCAGCCAGTGCCGGAAGATCTTCGCCAACGCCAATGCCACGGTCGGCTGCATCGGCACTATGAGCGTTCTCGAGGACACGAGCGATCAGCTGAAGCAGGACGGTATCACAATGCACCTTGTGACCTCCGATGTCCCCGCGGGTCAGACGACGGCCAAGGGCATGGGTACCAGCGGCATGCCAGTCACCGCCGAGGTCCTCGCCGAGGTCAAGCGCACCATCAACGACCAAAACGACCTCTTTGTCGCGGACGTGGCGAAGGGTCGAAAGCTCTCTCCTGATCGCGTCCGCGCCATGGCCGACGGGCGTGTCCACGTCGGCGCAAAGGCCAAGACCATCGGGCTGGTCGACGAAATCGCTTCGCTCGACGCTGCGATGCAGGCCGCTTACCAGGAGTCCTTTTCCATGACCTCAGATCAATTCAAGGCCTTCGCCGCCGCCAACCCTGAAGATCCAGCAGTCAAATCGCTGATCGCCCAGGGACAGCAGGCCGCCTCGGCTAACGTCAAGACAGATGCCGCGGCCGAGAGCCGACAGCAGCTGGCCGCCATGATGGCGGCATTCCCCGGCCGCGAAAAGTTCGCAGCTGAACAGTTCGCCAAGGGCCACGACATCTCCGCGGCGAAGGCCGCTCTGTCGGATGTCCTGATCACCGAACTGGCTGACGCCAACGCGAAGCTGGCGAAAGCGGCGGCTCCAGCGGGCGGAGAATTCAGCGGCGTTCGGTTCGCGCCGCCTGGCAGCCCGGCGCTCGATGTCTTGGACAAGGGTGCCGCGCCGGATTCTGCGAAAGCAATCACCGATTTCGAAGATGCCTGGAAAGCGCACGTTGCGAAAGGCATGCCCGCCAACAAAGCAATCGCCAAGGTCGTACAGGAACGACCGGATCTGCATGCCGCATACACGGCTGCCCAGACAGGACGGCGCGCGAAGTAAGAAGTCCGCAGCTTGCCCCCTCGTTGCCGCCGCCCAGCGGCTCACTCCACTCACCGGAAAATCACATGTCTCAGTATGTAGAAAGTATCTACCGGAGCTTCCTCGTTGATGCCGCTTACCCCCGCGGCACACGGGTCAAGCTCTCGGCCACAGCCAACACGGTCACCATCGCCGGCCCGGCCGACGCTCACATAGGCACCCTCGTGCAGGCCACCTTCGCCGCTGGCGCAGTCGTCACCGTCATGCTCGTCGGGTACGGCACCCGCCAAGTTATCGCGAGCGGCGCGATCGCAGTGAACAGCAAGGTGTACGGTGATGCCAATGGGTACGTCACCGGCAGCGCCAACGGCAACCTCCTGGGTTACTCCCTGACCGCGGCGACCGCGAATGGCGATTTCATCGAAATCCTCTACTTGTCTCCCTCGGCGCAATCAAAGCTCTTCGTGGCGACGGGAACGGCTGACATTGTCACCAACACTGTCGCGGAAACACCGTTTACGCAGCAATTCGTGGTCCCCGCCAATCTCCTGCAGGTGGGCGATCGCATTGTCATCCGCGCTGCAGGCACAATCACCGGCCATAACAGCACGGATACGCTCAACGTCAAGCTGTACATCGGCAACATAGTGGTCGCGAGCACCGGCGCCGTGCAGAACGCGGCGAACGACATCTTCTACTTCGAGTGCGAGGTGGTCGTTCGAAGCATCACCTCGGCCGGCACAATCGTTGCAACCGGGGAAGTCGGCGACGGAACGCCAGGCACTGCAACGGAAAAGCCATTCCTCCTGCAGAGCTCCACACTCGACTCCACGATCGCGGAAACCATCAAGCTGACGGCAACCTGGTCGGTTGCTTCCGCAGCCGACATTGTCCGACTCGACGTGCTCAATATCGATCGACTCCCGGCCTGATCGATTTCTTTTGCATTCAACCAACGTATTCGGGGCTTGGCGTCGGCATCGAACCGGCGCGACGAGATGCTCGGGCAGCATCGCCCCGATTTTGATTCAACGCCCTCACCGCAGCCCACGGTGTCCTCCAACCACCCACAAGGACACCTACCATGGCAACCCCAAGTAGTAGTTTAGCCACCCTGCGCCCGGAGTTGGGCGCGTCGCTCACACTCTTTGATCTGGCAATGAGCCAAAAGGGGTTCGTCGCCCCAAAAGTCGCGCCGGTTATCGAGGTCGACAAACAGAGCGGCCCCTTCGGCAAGATCAACATCGAAGCACTGCTTCAGACGCGCAACACCACGCGAACCAGCCGCGGAGCCTATAGCCGCCAGGACTGGCAGTTCACGACCTCCAACTACGGCACAATCGAATATGGCGCCGAAGAAAAGGTCGACGATCGCGACAAGAACCTGTACGGCAGCTACTTCATCGCCGAGCAGCTCGCCGCGAGCCGCGCGCGGGATGCGGTTCTCCGCAATTACGAGCTGCGGATGGCCGCCGCGATATTCAACACCACCACGTGGACCGGCAGTTCGCTCACCGGGGCAGTCACCAGCGCCTGGAGCAACTTCAGCGCTTCCACGCCGATCGCGGATATCACCGCCGGCAAGAAGGCTGTTTACAACAACATCGGCCTCCAGGCCAACACGCTGATTATCAACTATCACGTGTATCTAAACCTGCAGCAGAATGCGGATCTGATCAGCCGCATCAAGTACAGCGGATTGCAGGATCCCAACACGGACAAGATCACCAGTTCCGCAATGGCCCAGGCTTTTGGAATCGATCAGATCGTGATCGCGGGCGCTCAGTACAACAGTGCGAACGAAGGCCAGGCGGCCTCGCTCGCACCGGCATGGGCAGACGCCAACGCCATGCTCGCCTATGTGGCTCAGTCGGATGACATCCAGGAGCCGTGCATCGCGCGTACGTTCCATTGGGGCGGCGACGGAAGCACCGTCGGCGGCACGATGGAAAGCTATCGCGACGAAACGGTCCGCGCTGACATCATCCGCTGCCGTCACGACGTCCAGGAACTCGTCCTGGTCCCGCAGTGCGGCTATCTGCTGAGCAACATCACCTGATCTGCGCAACGTCTCCTGATCGTCGTGTGTCTGCCTCCTTGGGCGACGGCCCGAAAGGGCCGCCGTCCTGTTTTCCTCTTTTTTATCCCGGAGTTGTTATGCCCGAAGAAACCGACAAGTCTCAACTGAAGTTCCCCGCGCCAACCCTGAAAAAGGGCCAGCACACCAGCGCGACCATGAAGGCCGAGCTGAAGCGGAAAAAGACGGTAGTGCTGCCCAACGGCGAATCCGTCCAGATCCAGGCAGGCGGCATCATCTTCAACGGCAACATCATCACCGACCCCGAGCAGGTCCCGACAGATTCCGAAATCGACGCGCTTAACCGCGAAGTGCTTGCTCGCCGCATCCCGCAGTGACGCGTGGGCATCTACGATTCCATCTTCACCGATGATCTGACGACGCTGACTGATCCGGATTTCTTCGGAGAGTCGGCGATCTATGTCGCAACGCCCCTTAGCTCGGGCGTGCCGATCCAGCTCTACGCAAAGCGCCAGCCTCTCACCGCCAATGGCGAGGATCGCGTTGCCACCAAGACGCTGGAGGTTTGGGTCAGCGCGGATCCCAACGTCGGGATCCCCATGAAGCCGGCGCAAAACGTTGGCAGGATCATCATCGCCTGGGGCATAGGCGACACTCCCAAGCCTTATCTCATTGTCGAGCTCCCGGAGCAGGATAAAGGCGGCTGGCTCCTCAAGCTCAAAGGCAACTGACCATGTCGTCACTCTATTGGACAGGCTCGGCTCAGGCCGTGGCACAGATCGATGTTTTTAGCGTGGCCGGCGCCACAGCTGCCGACGTTGATGCGTTGACCATCAAGGATGAATACGCCAACACGCTGGCGACGATCTCCTACACGGTGCCGGCATCGCCCACCAACGCGGCGGTGGCTACTGCGATCGCTGCCGCGTGGAATGCCAGCGCCATTGCCGCGGCAATCGCCACGGCCTCGGCGACTTCCGCCAACGTGGTGCTGACAGCAACGAGCGCGGGCGTTCCGCAATATGTCACCAGCGCGGTGACAGGCACCGGCACGCTTGCCAAGAGCTCCCCCGGATCCAACGGAGCTGTGGCTAACTCGGGGCCCAGCGATCTGAACACGCTCGCGAATTACTCCACCGGTGCAAAGCCATCGGCGGGGGACACGATGCGAGTCGATGCCCGCGCCAAAGCGCCGATCCTCTACGGCTTGAACCAGATTGGCACGACGCTGGCCAACCTCTATATCGATGCATCCAATTCGCAGCTGGTCGGCAGTGCTGCGGTTCCCTGGCAGGTCAATGCCACAAACGTAGTGATCGGCGAGTCGCAGGCGAGCAGCTCGACAGGCGCTCGGCGGATCAACCTGGATCTGGGCGCGGTGCAAACGAGCGTAAGTGTGCTGGCCGGCGCAACCGCCTCTTATGACAACGGCCTTGAACCGATCCGGGTTAAGGGTGCCAATGCCGGAAATATCCTGAGCGTTTCGTCCGGTCTCGTGGGTGTCGCGACAAGCCTGCCGGCCGACGCGGCGAACTTCCCATCGGTGACCGTGAATGGCGGCCAGGTGAATCTTTCCGCCGGCTGCTCGACGTTCACCCTCGTCAATAGCGGCGGCAGCGTCAACATCAACGGTCCGTCGACCTCCGTCACCACGTCCAAGACCGGGTCAACAAGTTTTTATGGAACCGCTGTAGCAACAGCCGTCGTCGCCGTCGGCGGAGTCACCTATCCGGCCAGCCGGCCGGCCAGCGGCGCGGCCATCACGACTCTGACCCTCGCCGGCGGCATCGTTGATTTCACGAAGGACAATCGGCCCACAACTGTCGGTTCGCTCGTTCTAGGCGGCGGCGCCGTCAAGCAATCCTCGCCGTCGCAGGTGACTTTCTCATCGCTCAGCAGCCCGTTCTCCGGCACTCAATTCACATCGCTCAGTCTGCAGGTGCAATAAAATGGCGAAGCTGTCGGTGCTGGCTAATCCTGACCAGGTCAAAGACCTGGCTGACACGCTGGAGGGCGTGGCTAACGGCGTGAGCCGCGCGGAAGCCGCGGCGATCAATCGGACCGTCACGCACATCCGCGCGGTGTCCGCTCGCAAGGTGCGAGAGCACCTCAATCTTCCGGTCAGCCGCATCAAAGAGGCGATCACTGCGCCGCAGAAAGCGACAGCCGCCAACCCCTCGGCCACTATTCGCTACTCGCACAAGCCAGTCCCGCTGATGGACTATAAAGCGCGGGATGTTCGGCCGAACGGTGTGACTGTCACGGAGCGATTGGATAAGGGCCGGCAGACCTACCGGCATTACTTCATCGCGACGATGCCGAACGGGCATCAAGGCGTCTTCCGCAGAGCTCCGGGGGCCAAGTCGTGGCGCATCGGCGGCCGATGGACCGCTCTGCCGATCCGAGAAGTATTCGGGGCCAGCGTGCAGGGCACCTTCGCCCGCGCACCTGGGATCCTCGGTGAGACGATCGCCGATGCCGGTCCATTTCTAGCGCAACAACTTGCTTCTCAGGTCAACCGATTGCTACACCGCCAAAAGCCGGCCGACGACGTCGATTCCGAGCCCTAAATGTCCGCCACGATCTCAACCTCAATCGCCGCCCAGGCCTCCGCGACGACGACGCTGCTCATTACGGGCACTGGCACCACGTTCACTTTACGGCCGTCGCCGATCGGATGCAGCAGCGGCACCATCGTTTCGCAGCAAGTCATCAGCGACAGCGTCGTATCGATCTCGTTCGCCGCTCCGGCGCAGGGAGACCAGATGCCTTCAGGCTCGGTGCTGTTCACCGACCTATCCGGCAGCGGCGGGACTTGCCTGGTGATGGTGCGAGCGTTGCCGATTCTGGAGAGGATCCGGCAGAACCTCGTTGCAGCGATCGGCCAGATCAACCAGGCGGCCGGATTCTTCACCAACCCGAGCGTGCAGGAGATTGCCAGCGCCAACAGCGATGTCGATCAGATGATCCTGGTCGGCCTGGGCGAGAGCCGGCTGATCAAACCTCCACTGCAGCACGTTTACTGGAAACAGACATTCTGGGTGCTCTGTTATTCGTTGCCGCCGGAAGGTCAGGTTGGCTCCGCGGCCGCGGTGGATCCGGGCCTGCTCTATCTTTTCTCCGACGTGTTCAAGGCGGTCTATGTCGACCGCACACGCGGTCAGCTCGCGTATGACACCGTGATCCAGCCGCCGCAATTCGAAGCGATCACCTCCGAAGCGCAGTTCCGCGTCGCGATCCCGATCCATGTGCTTTATCGAACACTCGAAAACGATCCGACTTCGCTCGGTTAACCCGCCCATTCAAAGGACTTCACATGTCACTCGATGCACCCATTTTATCGCGGCAGAAGATCATCGCGTTCGCTCCGGAAACCACTACGGGCACCCCGATCGCCCTTCAGGGATCCAACGGCGCTTACGTCAATGCGTTCGACGCGAAGCTGAATTATGACATCAAGCCGACCGAGCGCCGAGGCCAGGGCTCACTGTCCAGGCTCAACCCGGTGCCGGGCGCGCGGTCTGGGAAATTCACTTTCAGTTCCGAGCTCTTCGGCTCGGGGACCGCAGCCACCGCACCGGGCTACAGCAGCCTGCTGCTGGCGTGCGGAATGCAGCTGACTTCAGCCGTGTACACACCGCTGACAGGTGGCACCTCCACTCTCACGATGGGGATTTACCAGGGTGCGGGCACCGCGGCGCGATTCAAATCGATCGTCGGCTCCGTAGGAGATCTGACCATCAAAGGCAGCACAGGTGCTCCTGTCATGCTCGACTGGTCTTTCATGGGCGTGCATGTCGCGCCGACTACGGTGACCGATATCGCGCCGACCTACCCGACGACGATCCCGCCGCGGTGTGCCGGCGGAGCCATCACCATCGGGGGGACTGCCTACAGGGTAGGCGCTTTCGAAATCGCGTTCGGCAACAAGATCGCTCTGCGAAAGGACATCAGCCAGGTCAGTGGTTACCACTCGGGCTATATCGTGGACCGCAACATCACCCTCAAGCTTTCTCCCGAAGCGCTGCCGTTGACGAGCGAGGACTGGTACGCCGCGCACCTCGCGGGCACTACCCTCGCGTTCTCGATGACAGTCGGGGGCACCGCCGGCAACGAGTTCACCATCGCCGCGCCTGTGCTGCAGTTGCTCAACCCACCGCAGGACGAAGACGACGATGACATACTGAAAGACGGGCTGCAGTTCCAATGCGTCCGTAATTCTGCCGCCGGTGATGACGAGCTGTCGATCACTTGCGTCTGATCTTTCAAACCAGCTTTTTTTCTCTTCTTTTTTGCCTCTGGAGTTGCAATGCCGATTGCCCTGGATCCCGCCCAAACCGTTCCGTTTTCGCTCGCGACCGATCGATCCGTACCCGAGCACATCCGTCCGAGATTTCTGCTTCGCTACCTCACTTGTCGGCAGACCAACCAGCTCACATCGCTGGTGAGTCGAGCCGCGGATCCCAACGTCTCGGCCGAGGACCAGCATACGGCGCTGCGCCGCGCCATGGCGTTGCTGATTGCGGGTTGGGGACACCTGAAGGACAAGTCAGGCCAGCCGATCGCATATCAGCTGGGCGGACCAGACTCGGACGAGCTGGAAGTTTTTGACGACGTGCTCACGTTGGAGGAAATGTGGGAGCTCGTCCTTGACGGTCGACGCGAAACACGGTTGGCGGAGCGTGACAAAAAAAAATCGCTCTCGCAGCCGGCTTCCGCCATCGACGCATCTGCGCCGACTGCGGATCGGGCTGCGTAGACGAACCGTCGGAGCGGAGCCCCTTGTGGATCCGCTGTAGCTGCAGGGGGGAAGGATGCCAGGCCTGCAGCGGATCCGCCAGGCCGGGCTATCTCAAGATCACCTCCTGTCCGCTTGCGATCATCACACCCGACATCTGGGAAGCCTTCGACGCCGCCGCGCTTGCGAAGCGCGGCAGTTGGCCCAATGCCGGCGGCTGGCTCGACCAGCCGCGGGTCTTGATGGATGGCATCGCCGCGATTCGTTCGTGCGAGGCCGCCATGCAATCTCACGCGCCTGCCGAACCTGACGAATGAGCGACGTCGATAAAAAACTGGATATCACCGTCGCGGCCAAAGACGAAGCCAGCCGGGTCATGGACCAGGTTGCGGCGAATGCGCGCAAAAATGAAAGGCAGCTCGCTGCGGATTCCGCCGCCCATGCCGAGGCAGATCAGGCACGTTGGCGCATTCAGCAGAAAATCCAGGATGACCTTATCCGCCAGCAAGATGGGCTCGCAGAGCGGGCCCGGCGCGCCGCCGCGGAGCTTCGCTTGGTCCAGGCGGCCACGCCGGAGGCTCGCCAGCAGGTCGACCATGAAAACGAGCGGGAGGACCGGGCTGCCGGCTACGAAAAAGATGCGAAGGAGTTTGCCGCCGCTGCCAGGCAGAAAGAACAGGTTGCGCTGGAGGCGATCGCCGAGGAAGGCGCCGCGCGGGCCAAGCTTGTCGAAGGTCAGCTTCGGGCCGATGCCGCCCAGCTCGCCGCCGGCCGCACACTCAGCACCGAGCAAAAGGCAATCCTGGAAGAGGGTGTCGCCAACGCGCGGGCGCAGGTGCTCAAAGAAACCGCGGACCTGAAACAGGCGTACCGCCTGCAGACCGAGGAGCGTATCGAGGAATACCAGCGCGGGCTGGCGAAGATCGCCGAACTGGAGGAGCAAGCCGCTATCTCCCGGCGCGTTCAGCAGACACGCCCGGAACCCGCACCAGCGCAGGCCGGGCCCGGCGGGATCGCCGGCTGGGCGAGACAACAGAACATGTTGGCCCGGGCCAACGGCGACGTTGCCCTCGAGCGCCTGTTGCGAGGCGGCGGCGCTCTCGGTTTGTTCACCCTCGTGGGCGACGGTCTGAAAGACCTCACCGCCAAGATGGTCGAACTCAACAAAGAGTTTGAAAAGGGTGAAGTCGACGCCGCGGGCGTGGCCGTGGAGATCGGTAAATCGATCCCGATGCTCGGCGGGTTTGTCGCCGCCGGCCAGAACATCCGCGAACTGCTTACCCATGAAAAGCAGCAAATCGACGACATCAACCAGGAGATCCGCGCCGGCAACGAGTTGATGGAGCTGCGACTGCGGATCCAGCGCGATCAGCTCAAGGCGCAGGAGGACCTCGCCGAACGGCAACGGAAGGCGACCGAGGAGCTGAAAGCCGCCCAGGCCGGCCCGCTTGAAAAGCCCATAGTCGAAGGAGCCAATCGATTAGCCGACATCCAGGCCCAGCGACTGAAAGATCAAAGGGACTACGCGGACAAACGCCGGGAAGATGAGAAAGCAGAACTCGAAGCGATCCGCAAAGCAGGCGAAGCCAGGAAAAAGGTCCTGCAGGATGATGCCCGTGCGAGTGCGTCCGTCAACGAGCGGCTAGCAACTGCTGCCGGCGGCAAAGGTCTGAACGCTGCTTCGGCCCAGGCATTAGCAGATCGGATTTCCGCCGCGGCGGCTCAGGCAGACGCGGTCACCAACTCGCAGGTCAACGCGGCAGAGGCCCGCGCGAAGGCAGACATCGCCAATCACTCCAAGGGGCTTGACGATGTGGCGGCCACCGAGCGCCAGACGGTAATCGCAAACGCCACCAGCAGCTGGCTCGAAAAGACAAAAAAGGAGGTTGAGGATTTCGCCAAGTTCTCGGCGGAGCGAATCCGAAAAGGGCTCTCGCCTGGTGACGCCGGAGACCAGCTCGCCAGGGATACCGAAGACGCGTTGGCCCGATCCAAGGAACAGCAGCTGCGGATCTCGGGTAACGCGCTCGAAGCGGACCTGATGCAGCTGCGCCGCGCGCATGAAAAACGCCTGGAAGAAATCAGACGCCAGGCCCAGGAGGAAGTTGCGGTCGCGAAATCTGCTCCGGAGGTGTCCTCGATCCGGGCGAAGCAGGCCGCGGCTAAAACCGCGGAGAACGATTCCTTCCAATTCGAGTCAGACCGGCTGACGCATGACGATCGGCTCACGAAGCAGGAGAAGCATCAGGAGATCATGCAGGCGCTCCAGCAGGGGCGGATCGACCAGCTCGAAAAGGAAGCGGACCTCGGCAACAGGCAGGCAAAGCGCGAGGCCGACCAGCTAAAGGTGGCCCAGGAGTACGCGCGGAAGAAAGAGGAAATTGTCCGCCTCAGCCGCAATGCCAGCGAGGCCGACAAGAGGGCGCTGCAAGCGGAACTCGACAAGCTGAACAAAGAGGAATTCTCCGCCGAGGCGGCCGCTGGCCTCGCCGACATCAAGTCACAGATCAAGTCTTTAGAGACACCCGTTCGCTACGCGGGCTTCGAAGATTTCCGCAAGACCGGGGGCGTGATGGACGCCCAGCGCGAGCGGGATCGCACGAGCGCGAACATAGCGGCCCAGCAGCTCGCCAAACTTGAGGCCCAGCTCCAGGCTCTCGATGAAATCAGCCTCAAGATCAACGCGATGGTCGCCTGGATACTCGACGGCGACAGCTCTTACGACCCCAACCTCTCATGACGAACTCACCCAATTGCGCCGAAGACTATTCCAAGCGGACGATGAACCTGTCGATCGCCCTGGACAAGAACGCTTGGTCCGCCACGCGCGTCTGGACCGTCTTTTCCACCGATCCGAACTGGAGCTCATCTTCGGTGACGCCGCTGCCTGGGAATGACCCGCTGCCGAATGGGGGTGACCCTCATCCCCAGAACGCCGCATTGGTCGCCACACTGGGAACCACGAAGGCCACGGACAACCCGACTGTTTGGGAAGTCACGATGGTGTATCGGATCACACCCAACGTGTCGCTGGAGCCAAACCCGCTGCTGCAACCCCCCAAGTGGCGATTCCTGATCGGCGAAGAATCCGTTCCGCTTTTCTTCGACAAAGACGGTAACCCGATCGTCAACTCGGCGGGCGACTTCTTCGACCCCCAGCCCCAGGACATCCGCGGGACCCTTTCGATCCGGATTACTCGCTGCGAGTCAACTTACGATGTCAACAAGGCGCTGCAGTACATGAATAGCACCAACTCTGATCCCTGGGTGCTTCCGAATGGTCAGACCGTTCAGCCTGGTCAGGCGCGGATGCACAGCATCGAACAGATCGGCGACGTCGACAAAAACAGCCGCTATGTGCCAATGTGCTATGTTGCCTATCTCACCCCCAATGATTTTAACCTGATCGCAGTCGACCAAGGCTTCCAATCCTGGGACACACCGCCCGGCGGTTCTGGTCCGGCGCTCGAGAAGATCTATAACGCTTCCACCGGATTGGGAGCTACGAGCGTTTCTCCAAATCCCACTCTTATCTCGGCACCGGCACTTCTAAATGGTTACGGCCAGGCGATGGTGCCGGCCAATTACCAGCTGGGCATAATGGGTGGGTCACCAACTGCGAATCCGAACACGCTGCCCTACATCACGCGAGTGACGACTACGCCCGGCGTCGTGGGTCTGAAATTTAAACAGCTCAAACTGCAGGCGTTCAACGCGCTGAACCTGGTCTAACCGGTGAGATACACCAGGCAATATCACGACGCGCTCGTCGCGCTTTGGAAGTGGCACAAAAGCTTCCGGGGGGCTGGCGTGCGCAACACGCAGTCGGGCGTAATCTTTTCACCGCCGACATCCGCCCGCCGGGTTGTCTCCGACGCGCAGCCGACGCTGGTCCCAATTCTTCTAACAGGCGCGGCACCCGGCGGCGGATGGTACATTGGAAATGTTCTAACCAACCCTGCCCCCTCAGATCCCACAACAACCCTTCAGCAATATGCTTTCGGCACCGTCCCCTCAGGCGCGCCGACGGTCTATATAGCCAACCCAGCCGAGGTCGGGCTTTCCAGTCATCAGTTGGCGGCGGCCGGATATCTGCCGTTGGTGTTCTACTGCCGTCAAATCGCCAACACAATCAGCTCTAGCGGGAGCAGCTCAGGATCGCCAGCATCAGGACCGGCGGCATACGCGATTGTCTACGGTGAGCAGCCAAACTTCTGCCCGCCGCCGACGACCAGCAGCTCGGGGAGCAGCTCATGAGCGTGGGACACGTCCAGCGAGGATCGAACGGCCATGTGGTCAGGGACAAAAGCGGTCATGTAGTTCGTCAGGGCGCTCCACAGACATTCAGGGTCGACATCCGCCTGACCTGCTACGTATATGCCCAGCAGTTAACCGCAAGCCCGCTGCCGCCACCAGTCGCATTCGACACGGCATCACGTTCGTACTATTTCGTTGACAACAGTGTGATATTCTTGGGAATCCCGCAAGCCGTTGCCACCATCAACAAAACGCTCATACTAAATCGTGCGTCTGTTTGCATTGATCCGCCACTTTGCCTAGGTTCACCAGGTGAGGCGGGTTGTCCTAAATTCGCCCAGCTCTCCGATTGCATTACGTACAGCTATACAACATATGACCAGGGCATCACGACCGACCGCGATCCCCAAGGTTTTCCGTACATTGCCCAGGATGTTCAGGTCAATTTTTCAACCGGCGGAATCCTCGGCGTCCCTACCACGGCGATCAGCTACCTACCCGGCTCGGACGGAAAATATGTTGCGACATTCCCCAGTCAGATTAACTTCATAAACGACAGCAATTATTCATACGGGCCGACCGTCGATAACTTTTTCACTCTTAACACCTCAACAGGCGCGATTGGAACGGTTGACGGGTCAGGACCAATAACTTGCGTAGAAATCGGGCTCGGCGAAGCCCCCGATTTCTACCTCTTCTATCCGCGTCTGAACTCTTCTTCATCCACTTCCAGCGAGCTGCAACCGAGTTACTCTCTCACTGGTCTTGATGGTTCATCGCCGGTGACGATGACATTTCCAGATCCATCTGCCCAGGATCTGCAAAACCTTTGGTTCGCTCAGAGCGGTGGCGCTTTCGTGATAGCCTACGCGGCGGGCACCATCACTATCACGCCGATATGTGATGATTGTGTCGATGGCAGTCCGGTTATCGACCTTAGGTCGCCCCAGTTTCCGGTCTGCTATTCGTGTTCGAGTAGTTCAACCACCACGACGACGTGCGCTCCGTTCTGCCAATTCCTCGGGAGTTCGGGCAGCTTCATCGCGCCGTTTGATGGCACACTTTACCTGCTCTACAACGATATCAATTGGACCGACAACACCGGATCTTTCACGGGGACATTTGGGGGCACTTCCGTCACAGTCTCAGGCGACAACTACCCCGGCGTGCCGATCCCGGTTACGGCTGGAACTTCATATTCCTACAGTTTCACCGGATCGATCAACAACGGCAGCGGCTACATCACCGGTCCGAACGGTGACGGGACCATTGGCCAATGCGGCGGTTGCCCTTGCGACGCATCCTATGGGTCGCTGATTGGAAGGTTCGTCTGCGCAACCACCACGCCGCCAACGTGCGGCGTGCCGGTTGGAACAACTGGCGTGTCTTCGCTGGTGCTGTCTGGCAATGTCAGAATGGCCGTCAGCGACGGTACGACCATGACCACGTATGCCACCTCGATCGGCGGCGGTGGCAATGCAATCTCGCTTCCGAGCACGAGCGGTTCAATCACAGCGGCCGGCGACTCGTCTTTCATAGTCGTTGATGTCCCTGATTTCGGCACTGCGGCGGGAATCACGCCGGACGGCGGATATATCAGCGTTGGCAGCCTGAATTGCCCTGGCGGGAATTGTATCTGGGTCGCGACACCAAACGTCGGCGGAGGAACCAATCCTTCGGATCTGAAGGGATCGGGACCGGTGACTGGCAGCTATACCGGTCAGTTTTTCTATAACGGTTCTTCCAGCGCCTACGACATCCCGATGAATGCGGCTTCTGTCTGGTCATTTGGAACAACATCCGGCTCCGTGAAATGGTGCATCTATATCGACAGTGAGGTGATGTCGTGAAGCAATGGCACATCTGCGAACACGCGACTTCGCATAACGAAGCCGGTGTCGTCTGCGGCAAGGGACTGCGCGGCGGGAAGCCGTCACACAACATCTGCAACGTGTATTGCGATTCCTTCACCAAATCGGCGAAGCCGACCATTAACGGCGCTCATCTACAGTCCGTGTTCCCTTCGCCACCGGCCCCGGCCGCCGCCATCATCGGTTCAGAGGCGTGGGGTCCCCGGCTCTGGCGAAAGATTTTCCTACGAAAGAACCCAGACATACTTTTCGTCCAGTGGGTGCTTGCAAAGCTCAAAGAGTACCGCGGCTGCGGGTGCTATGATCCGGCCGTCGCCTACGTTGCTGCTTTCCCGCCGGTATTCGGTATTGGCTGGTTCGAATGGGTGTGGGCATGGAAGAATCACGTCAACCGATTGCTTGGCAAGCCGATGCTTTCGCTCCAGGCGGCGCGGGACATTTACTTCCCGGCAAGGCCTGAAAATCCCGCGCGGGCCATCATCGTTGGCCGCTGGTTCGGGCTGAACATGCGATCGAATGCGAGGGATTCGATGCGCGCTGCTGCGAACCGCTGGGGTGTCGATTATGTCGAGCTCACAAAGTCGATCGCCCCGCGCGACCCGCACGGTGGCAGCGCTGCGTTTGCGGAGAAGTTGCAGCTCGATCGACACGCCGCCGGATACGGCCAGGTGCTTTACCTGGATGCCGATATGATTGTGCGGTCCGATTGCCCTTCGCCGTTCGACCTTGTTCCCATTGACGCCTTCGGCGTGGTTTCATCCGACCAGCCGGGCCACGAGAATCGTCAACTGGCAACAACCACGCTGAAGCCGATATTTGCGAAACTGGACATGGATTTTGATCCGCAAGTCGACCATTTCAACGGCGGCTTTTATCTGTTCTCACCGATCTTTCATAGCAGGGTTTTCGAAGATGCCCGCGCACTCGCCAGCCGTGAAAGTAATCGTCATTGGACGTGCTTCGAAGAGGGCTATATGTCCGCGGCGATCAAAGACGCCGACTGCCCTGTTACGCGGCTTCCCATAACTTACAACCGCTGCGGCGGTCCATCGCGCGAATGGTGGAAGCCGGAGATGCAGGACTACATCCAACACTACGCCGGCGGGGGCACCCGCGATGCGCGAATGGACGCCACGATCTGGGATCTCGCGCCGGGGATGCGGATCCAGGCGGACCACGGAAGCGCTGCCGAATCGCGATCCACTGCCGCTGCAGCGCATCCAGAATCGAAAGCCGCCTGACCGCCGCGGCAAGGGACCCGCGCGGTTTCTCGGGGTTTGCGAGGCGTGGGAAAGTACCTTTGTTCATGCCCTACAGATTCGACCGCCGGACTTTAATTCAATGAGCCCTCTCGATCGCACGTAGTTATCGGCTGTCACCAAATGACGCGCGAATAGCATCTACACATCTGCACTTGTAAGTTCCCCCGCCATGGGGTCGATAGACAACTTTCTGCTGCACTTGGCATCCGAACGGGGCCTGGCAAAACTTACTCTTCTCGCCTACGACATCGAGCTTCGCCGCGCCGATCGGTATTGCATCGCCGCCGGTGAAACGCTCGCCACCGCACACCTCAACACGATTCGAAAGTTCGTGGCCGACAACGCACACCTGTCCTCCAGGACAATCGCCGGCCGACTGCGCAAGATCATCGAGTTTTGGAAATACCTCGAGCGCGCCGATCGCGACCAGCTCGAACTCCCCAAGCCGTCCGCTCCCCTTCCCCGGGTCATCAGCAAAGCGGCTGCGTTTCGTCTGATGCAATCACCCAAGCCGATCGCGCGGTATTACTTCCGCCACGTCGCCATTCTCGAATTGTTCTACGCGGCCGGCCTCCGCGCTGGCGAGCTGCGCGATCTCCAGCTCAATGACACCAACCTGTCCGATCGCTGGGTCAGGGTCTTCGGCAAAGGCCGCGAACGCCTCGTACCGATCGGCCGGCCGGCCGCCAAAGCGATCCGGCAATACCTCGATCACCAGCGCCCCGCGCTGAACAAACTCGACTGCGACACGCTCTTCCTCAGCAAGTCCGGCCAGCCGCTGGGCTATAAAGACATCTACCTCACGGTGGTCAATCACGCTCGATCGATCGGCCTCTTCTCCTGCACGCCGCACACGCTCCGTCACACCTTCGCCACCCACCTGCTTTGCGGCGGCGCGAACCTCCGCGCGATCCAGGAGATGCTCGGCCACGGGGATCTGAATTCCACCGCGGTCTACACCCATCTCGACCTCACCCACCTGAAAAAAACGCACCGCCTGCTCGACCGCTGAAAAATTTTCCAGCGTGCAGAAACCCACCCCAAGCCCACCCATTGCCCCCAGCTTACGGGCTCAAGTTTTGCTACAATTCGCGTCGATGTTAGGGATGCCACAGTATTGACGCATCTTGCGTTTAACTGTATAATTTTCAATGTGTTACAGTCCTATAGTAAATGAACTGTGGCAGCAACAAGGAGGTTGCAGTGGTTCATAAAATAATGATCGGCACCGGGACGGTGCTTACGGCTGTTTTGATGGTGATTTGCCTGTGGACCTGGCAAAGCGCCCCGACATTGGCGTTCAACCCCAATCGCTCCGACGATCAGGCCATGGTATGGGCCGTTCGCACCGCAGCCATCGCCGCCGGCGCGCTCGCCCAGACCGTGCTTCTGGTGTTCGTGATCGGCAACTTGTACCGCACCCGTCTGTCGGATGTTCTGCTGCGGTTGCTTACGGCCACGGTGTTCGCCGTGTCGCTGGTCAGCGCGATCGCGCTGGGACTTGCGGGGCGGTAAGCCAACCGCATTACGCTCAGTCAACATCGAAACAAAAAGCCTCGCCTCTTGGATCAGACGAAGCTGGCCGACGCGATTTGCCGGCTGCCGATTTTTTTCCACGCCTCCTTATATCTTCGCGTCCCTTGATTGTTTGCCTTCCAATCACTGCGAAAAATCGCATGAGACAAGCCACGACCGGCAGCCGCTGCCGGTTCCAGATGGCCCGAACCACTTCTCGGTTAAAAGTGACATGTATTATCGCGAAAAAACAACGCGCGATGCGTGTTGTTTTGCTCACTTGACAATTTGAGTCCCGTCCTTATTTTAATGCGCCTGAGATTCAGTCTCATCTAAGGAGAGCAATTGTTTAAAGTTGCATGCAAAAATTGGTGTGTCGTCGTTCTCGCCGCGTCGGGGGTTTCCGTGGGACTGTCGGCGTCGCGGACGCTGGCGACACCGCCCGTGATCGCCCCGCAAAATATCGACCAGTCGGATGACACACACGCGGTGGACAAATCGCCGGGCTTCCTGCCGGGTTTGGCCCGCAGCAGTTATCTGTTGGGGGACATTGGCGGGTTCCGCACCTTCCTCAGCAAATACGGCATGTCGCTGGACATCTCCGAGACCAGCGAAATCCTCGGGAACGTCACGGGCGGGTCCAGGCGTGGGCTGGATTATGACGGGCTGACCCAGATGGATTTCCAGCTTGACACCTCGCGGGCGTTTGGGTTGCACGGGGGTCTGTTTAACGTCAGTGGTCTGCAGATCTATGGGCGAAATCAAAGTGCCGACTATCTGCAGACCCTGCAGACGGCCAGCGGGATCGAATCCGATCGGTCCACCCGGCTTTGGGAACTGTGGTACCAGCAGAAATTCCTGGATGAGGATCGCCTGGATGTGAAGCTCGGTCAGCAGAGCCTGGACCAGGAGTTCATGGTCAGTCAGAACGCGCTGCTGTTTGTGAACACCATGTTCGGCTGGCCGATGGTTCCATCGGCGGACTTACCGGGGGGAGGGCCGGCCTATCCGCTGTCGGCGCTGGGTGTGCGGGCGCGCTGGCGGCCGACTGATTCCCTCACCGTGCTGGCCGGTGTGTTCAATGGCAGCCCGGTGTCGAACAATTCCGGCGACCCTCAGCAGCAGAACCAATCAGGTGTCAGCTTCCCGCTCAACGGCGGTCTGCTGGGGATCGCAGAAATCCAATATGCCTACCCGGCGGTCGGATCGATGGTCTACGACGGCGATTCCGAACCGCTGGCGCGCACCTATCGGCTTGGTGTCTGGTACGACACCGAAAGTTTTGCCGACCAGCGATTCGATACCAACGGGTTGTCGCTGGCGAACCCGGCCAGCAACGGAAACCCGCGGACCCACCGGGGTGATGTCGGCTTCTATGCGGTTGTCGATCAAATGCTTTGGCATTCGGAGGACGATCCGGATCATGCTCTGAACTTTTTCACGCGAGTGATGGGCACGCCGCAGACCGATCGCAACCTGATCGAGTTCAGTGCCAACATCGGACTGACGCTGCACGACCCGATTCCGCATCGGGATGATGATACGCTGGGGCTTGCATTGGGATACACACACGTCAGCGGCAGCGATTCGGCGCTGGATCGTGACACGGCAAACTTCAGCGGAACCCATTACCCGGTCCGCAGCGATGAAACCTTTATCGAACTGACCTATCAGTATGAGCTGACGCCGTGGTGCCAGCTGCAGCCGGATTTCCAGTATGTGTTCAATCCCGGCGGAGGCATTCCCAACCCGAACGCGCCGGGCGAGCGAATCCACAACGAAGCGGTGTTCGGACTCCGCGCCAATATCCTGTTCTAATTGAGGCGATGCCATGACATTGAAACTCTCACGAAAAACTGCCGCTGTGCTGGCCGGACTGGTTGTAACACTCCCCTGGTGTTCGCAGTCGTTTGGCGATGAACCCACGACGCTGCTGCAGACGGTGCATCGGCATGTGACTCGCACGTCCACTGTGCCGGGTAACGGCGACACCAATCCGTATGCGATCGTTGTCGCGCCGGTTTCGGCCGGTCCGATCCACCAGGGCGATGTGCTGGTCGACAACTTCAACAACCTCGCAAACCTGCAGGGGATGGGCACGACGATTGTCGACTTCAACCCGACGACGAAGCAGACCAGTGTGATCGCGCAGCTGCCGCACAACCTGCCCGAATGCCCCGGCGGGGTGGGGCTGACCACCGCGATGACGATGCTGAAAACCGGATGGATCATCGTAGGCAGCACGCCGAGCAATGATGGCACCACCCGGACCAAGGGTCCCGGCGGGTTGATCGTGCTCGATCCCAACGGGCATTTGATTACGGTCTGGAAAGGTCCCAACATCAACGGGCCCTGGGGGAATGTGGCCGTGATCGACAACGGTTCGACCGCAACGCTGTTCGTCAGCATGGCCGGTTTCGGTGTAAAGGGACCCGATGTGATCGATCCCAGCACGGGGCTTCCGAAGGTCGCACACGAAGCGACCGTGCTTCGGCTGGATCTGTCGATCCCGGAGGGCAGACCGCCGGAGATCAAAAGCCAGACCGTCATCGCCAAGGGCTTTGGCGCCCGGGCTGACAAGGATTCGTTCATGATTGGACCGACCGGTCTGACCATCGCGCCGGATGGCACGCTGTACGCGTCAGATGCGCTGGGGAACCAGATTGTAGCGATCGACCATGCCGCCACTCGCAATGACAGCGTGGGCATGGGGCGGGTTGTGACCAAAGGGCATCTGCTACGCCGGCCGCTGGCTTTGATCATGGCGGGTAACGGGCACCTGCTAACCTGCAACGGCACCAACGGTGAGTTGGTCGAGATCGATCCGACCACAGGCAAACAGTTGTGCGCCCAGTGGGTCGATGCCGATCAGGCTCAGAATCCTCCCGGGAATGGCGATCTGTTTGGCATTGCCATCTCGCCGGATGGAAAGGGCATCTATTATGTAGAGGATGACATGAACACACTGGTAGAGGCGCGATGAACCCGGATAAAGAACAAGAACTGAATCCACAGATGAACCGCCGGCGATTCCTCGCCTTGACCGGCGGCGCTGTCGCCGCGGCGGCATCGACGCACGTTGGCGCGCAGATCGCCACGACTGAACCGGACGTGGGGCAGGCCGTGCCTTTCTACGGACAGCGGCAGGCGGGGATCCTGACCCCGTCGCAGAACCACACCTATTTTGCGACGTTTGACGTCACCACCACCAAGCGGGAAGAACTCGCCGACCTTTTCCGCCGATGGACCACCGCCGCAGCCCGGCTGACGACCGGTCAACCCGCCGAAGAACTCTCGCCCGACCTCAGCGTGCCCGCCAACGATTCTGGCGAAGCGCTCGAACTGTCTCCGTCAAAACTGACGCTGACGTTTGGCGTTGGTCCCGGAATTTTTACGAAAAATGGACAGGATCGTTTCGGCCTTGCCAGCCGCCGGCCGGCGGCGTTGATCGATCTGCCGCGCTTCAATGGCGATCAGCTGGTCGAAGCCCAAACCGGTGGCGACCTTTCCATTCAGGCCTGCGCGGATGACCCGCAGGTGGCGTTCCACGCGGTTCGCCAACTGGCGCGGCTGGCGTATGGCGTCGTCGAACCGCGTTGGGCGCAGACCGGGTTCCTCGCCAATTTCGGGCACAAGAAAACCCCGCGAAATTTGATGGGATTCAAGGACGGCACCGCGAACCCCTCGCCGGAAGATCCCGCGCTGATGGACCAGCATGTCTGGGCCGGCAACGAAGGCCCGGCTTGGATGAATGGCGGTACATATCTCGTCGTCCGCCGGGCGCGAATCGCACTGGAACACTGGGACCGTATGAATGTTGGTTTCCAGGAGCAGGTGATCGGCCGACATAAATATTCCGGC